TGACGTTACTAGCTGACTCGCTAGACATGGTACGCGGTGAGCTTTCTAACCGCGAGGCGCAGGCTCTTGAGCTTACATCTCGCGCAGCAGAAGCTACCGCTCGTGTTAAGGGTGAAGCAGATGACGCGGAAGAGGAAATGGCTATGACCGAAGACGACGCTCCTATGGAAGAAGCCCCAGCAGAGGAAACTCCAGCTGAGGAAGAGACCGAAGAAGTAGAAGCAGAAGAACTGCCAACTGAAGAAGAAGAAGAGAAGGAAGAAGAGGAAATGTCGATTCAGGCATCCGCTTCTGACGAGCTTGCTTCTGAAGAAGTTGCTGGTGACGCTGTTGTCGAGGTTACCGAGGTTGCAGAACTTTCTGCAGAAGAAGTAACCGAAAAAGTCGAAACTCCAGCTGCTGAAGCTGAACTCGCTACCGAAGAAGTTGTTGAGGAAGTTGCTGATGCAACCGAGCTTTCAACTGAAGAAGTAGTAGAAGTCGCTGACGCGGAGGATACTGTAGCTGAGGCTGCAGTTAAAACCGAAGCTGCTGTTGAGGAAATCGCTGAAGTTGAGACCGAAGGTACTGCAGAGCTTTCTGCAGTAGACGAGGCTTCAACCGAAGAGGTTACCGAAGCAATCGAGGACGCCACAATTCAAGCATCAACCGCTCAGGTAGACGGTTCTGAACTATCAACCACAACTGGAAAAGACACAGAGCTTTCTTCAGACGAAATCATTGAAACATCAACAGCTCTCGTAGAAGAGCAGAAGGAGCAGGCAGTGACTGCTGCAGCTGAACAGCCTTTCGAGGCCCCAGCCGACCGTCAACCTGTAGTTCAGGAATCTCTAGCACCAGTAGTAGCAATTACTGCCGGCGCTGACATCCCTGGCTACACCGCGGGAAGCACAATTGAAGACATGTCTGAGCTATCTCAGGCCATGGAGAAGAGACTACACTCTCTTCGCCGTGTAAACGGTGGCGACGGAGAGCAGCACATTGTTGCGTCTTTCTCAACCACATACGCTGAGGATCGCTTCCTTGGTACCGACGCTGAGTCCAACTCGGCCAAGATTGAAGCACTATCAGCCCAGGCACTTGTTGCTTCTGGTGGACATGGTGCTCCAGTTGAGACCAAGTATGACATCTTCGGCCTAGGTTCAACCACTAACCGTCCAGTACGTGACTCACTTCCAAAGTTCCAGGCAGACCGTGGCGGTATCCGCTTCGTAACTGCTCCGAGCTTTGCATCGGGTGACTACGCTGACGCTGTTGGTGTATGGACTGCTGCTGTTGACGCTGCTCCAGGTGCCGCAACAAAGGAAAGCCTAACGGTTGTTGCTGCTGCAGAAAACACCGCAGTAACTGACGCTGTAACACTACAGCTACAGTTCGGTAACCTAATGACCCGTGCGTACCCAGAGTTGATTGCTCGTCACAACGAGCTAGCTCTAGTTGCACACGCTCGTGCAGGTGAAGTTGACCTACTAACCAAGATTGCTGCAGCATCAACTGCAGTTACTTCCGGAACCATCCTTGGTTTTGGTCGCGACTTCTTGGTATCAGTACGTAAGGCAGCTGTTGCTTACCGTTCACGTCACCGCATTGCTCAGACCACTACGCTAAAAGCTCTTATCCCAGACTGGGTATACGATGCTATGGCTTCTGACCTTGCAGTTTCAATGCCCGGAGACAGCACCCTAGCTGTTGGCCGTGCAGAGATCGAAGGCTACCTATCTGGTTCAAACGTAACTCTAGTCGGTTCACCTGACATGACTTACTTTGGTGCTCAGGGTGCAGCTGCACTTCTTGAGTTCCCAGATAGCTTCGACTGGTTCCTATTCGCTGAAGGAACATTCTTGTTCCTAGACGGTGGATCACTGGACCTAGGTATTATCCGTGACTCGTCACTAGTTGGAACCAACGATTACAAGATGTTCGTTGAGACCTTCGAGGGCGTTGCCAAGGTTGGTATCGAATCTCTAAAGATCACTCAGACCGTTAACATTAACGGTTCGGCTGCTGCATTGCGCGACACCCTAGGTGGCGTAGCTGCATCAACCATCGAGCTCTAAATATAACTAAATAGGGCGGCTCCCCGGGCTTCGGCTCGGGGGGCTCCCACCCCCTAAATAATTTTAAATTAAGGATTTTAAATGGCTTTCTCAAAGACAGGCGTAGTATCGGCACCTGCAATCGTGCCGTCCGCCTTTGGTCTACTTGCTGTTGTTAAGCCAGAGAACGCTCCAGGAGAGGACCAGTGGGTCCGAGGTTTTGCCCAAGAATGGGAAACCACCGTGCAGGAGCTCAAAAACTGGGATGACACAGACAATACTAACGGATCTGTAGTTACCGGCGGGGTTATCAACTACTACGATGACATCAAGCCCTTCTTCATTGAATTGACCGAGACACGCTCGGGACTAAGTTTTAACGCTATTGACCGAATTGCTAGACTATCTCGTCAGATTGAAGGCATGAGCCAGAAATCTATAGAGACAGAGCTTTGGGATGGTGTGGTTCGAAAAGGCGAGAGTCACGACAATAAAGCCCTGTCTGATGCTGGAACTACTTTGGTTAACAGCGGAACAGCTCTAGGTGTCATATTGGCAATCGCTGAGCTGGAGCGCTCAATGGCGGTTGCTTCAAATGCCGGTGAGCTTGGAGTAATCCACATGACCAGCGATGTAGCTTCGCTTCTAAATAATAGATTAGAGACGTCAAAAGACGGAACTCTTGTCACTAGGCTTGGCACCCCTGTAGTTGTAGGTGCAGGCTATTCAGGTAGTGGCCCAACTGGTGTAACTGGTGCTGCTGCATCAGCCACCAACAAATGGATTTATGGCACAGGTGCTGTCAAGGTTTACCTTGGCGACGTTGATGTCGTAAACGACAATCTAGCGCAAGCTTATGACGTGTCGGGCAATAAAAATGACATGCGTATCAAAGCAATTCGCCCAGCTGCGGTTTACTTTGACACATCCATCCATCTAGCTGTCAGAGTCGATCTAACAGCTTAATCAAGAAATAAGGAGAATAGCTTATGGCTACTCAAGAATATGCAGCCAGCATTCAGGGTGTGTCAATTCGTGTCACACGCCTAGATGCTGCTGGAAACCTTATGACCGGCGAGCAGGACAGCTACACTACCTCGGCTTTCATGAGAGTTTCCTTTACACCAGAGTACGAAGAAGGCGATGAGATCACCGAAAAGGGCGCTAATGGCGTTGTTTGCGTGACCTACAAGGCTCCTGACACTCTAAAGCGGATTACCATGGAACTTGCTATCTGCGAGCCAGACCCAGAGCTATCAGCTCTAATTTCTGGTGGACTATTGCTACGCAAGAACCTAGGCACTGTTGCAGACCCAAACAACAAGTCAATCGGTTGGGCCGCTCCTGGTGTTGGTGACGATCCTGCTGGAAATGGCGTTGCCATTGAAGCATGGTCACACGCGGTTAAAGATGGAAAGCGTTCTGGCGTTCTTCCTTACTTCTACTGGGTCTTCCCGTACGTCAAGATGCGTCAGTCTGGCGACCGTGTTATCGAAAACGGTCTGATGGCTAACACTTTCGAGGGCTATGGTCTAGGGAACGAGAACTTCAAGTCAGGTATCGACGGCCGCTGGGAGTTCCCAGTTGCTGCAGAGCGTCCATACGCTTATGCACGTTCTGACTGGGCTCCAACCGGACTATCTGGATTCTACACTTGGACTGACAACGCAACTGACCAGGTAGTATTTACCTCGTCTAGTGCCACATCGCCAAGTGCTATCACAGTTGACAGCTTCCTTGCAACTCTAGCTGACACAACTGCGAGCCTAACCTTCAGCGCTCCACCTCTAGTGGAGATTGGCGATGTTATCTCAGTTCAGAATGTTGGGTCACTATTCAATGGTGACAAGACTGTTTCTGGAGTATCAGGTAACGTTGTTAGCTTCGTAAATGCATCAATCACCCAGGACATTACAAGCACAACTGTCTCCCGTGGTGCTCGTGTGACCGTAGTCAATTCTAAGACTGAGAGCTACCCAGCTCCAGTTGCAGTGACTAGCATGACAACTGGTGGCGTAGACTACAACGTCCCAGGTGCAACCGGTTACAACGCTGACAGTGCAATTGACAACATCATTGCATCGAACGAGAACCCTAGTTAATAATAGTTAACAAGAACGGGTGGCGGCTTGAGCAAACTAGCTTAGGCTACCACCCGTTAAACTTTATCTAAGAGGTAATAAATATGGCAAGCAACCTTTGGGTACTCCCAGAAGATATGGGAGATTTCTCCTACACTGAGTACAGCTTAGAGGCTGCTCAGACTGCGTCGAATCTACTCTGGGCAATGTCCGGTCGTAAGTACATGGGCGAGTCTATAGTCACCGAGCGCTATACATGTACTCTAAGAAATAACCGCATGGGGCCATCCAGTACAACAACTTCCCCTGCTCTTTTTAACGGAGAGGTATACAATATCGCTTCAGGAGACTATAGCGAGTACTCGGAGTTAACTGCAGATGGAATGTCTCCAGAGTCCCGCCTAAAGCTACGCGGCCGTCCCGTGACTAGAATAATCTCTATTAGAAATTCGACGGGAAAAATTCTTGACCCTTCTGGGTACTACCTAGTAGATCATTCCACTATACACATAAAGGCCGGGACTCCCTGGACCCCTTGTAATGTAGAAATTACTTACGCTTACGGCATGCCAGTCCCGACTGCCGGAAAAATGGCTGCTCGTAAACTAGCGATTGAGTTTGCCAGATTGTGGTCAGGCGACGAAGGGTGCGAGCTACCTCAGCGCGTCACTTCTGTATCCCGCCAGGGCGTTTCCTATACAATCTTGGATAATCAAGAGTTCATTGACGAGCTGCGTACAGGGTTGTACGAAATTGACTTGTTCCTAAAGGTCACCAATCCAGATAATGCTCGTCGCAAATCCAAAGTGTTTTCGGTTGATAGACCTCGTGCTCGTAAGTATGTAGCTAAGCCGCTAAAGCAGGCAGCAGACCCCGAGTTTGATCTCTCAATGAGTGCCACCGCTCAGACCGCTTCAGTTAGCTGGTCTTCCGCTGGCAGTGGGGCAGATCTGAGTAATTTTTTCCCCGCATCCGGGTGGTCGCCAGTTGTTAATCTTAGAAATTACGGAGCCACTAAATCATCTCCTATCGATGGCAACTTCACGCTAACCACCGTCGAAGGGGAGGACATATTAAGTTTCACTATAACCTACAAGGAAGCGCAAGCTACTCTAGGTATGGTGGATCCAGGAACATGGGAGCTCTACGGCAATCAAATGGTTGACGGTGTAGAGAGCCTCACTCCGGTACTTGCATCTGGAAACCTCCAGATCAAGACGTATTAAGAAAGAAGGAACCATGTCAGTACAGACTAACTTTCGTGCCCAGGACATGCCGGGTACCGCAAAGCCAGTAGTGAAGAGAGCAGCTCCTAAGTACGTTGCACCTAAGCCAGAGCCAATTGTTGAAGTTGCTCCAGTTGTAGTTGAAGACGTAGTTGAAGAAGAAGTTGTTGTAGAGGACACCACAGCTACAGAAGCTGAGTAATCATGGTAAGCGGAGAGCTAGATCCAAGTGGTGTTTCTGAGGACGCGGTAAATCTTCGGGACATGTTAGAAGGTGTGCTCGAAAGAGTGCAAAATGTCTTCCAGTCATATAACATTGAATTGCCGCGTCGTCGCTACTGGTCAATGGGCTTACCAGCCATAGACTGTGAGCAGGTAGTAGTTTACTTTCAGCAGCTATATTTAGGCGCCCCCGGAGCTGAGGTTGGGGAACCTCAGCGGTGTCACGTACCTAGGAGCGCAACAATAGTAGTGTCTATTGCTAGGGAGACAGCCATTGTGGGTCAAAATGGTCGGCCCCCGGCAGCAGATAAAATTCAGTCAGCATCAGAGATTCTTGCTATCGACGCTTGGGTCCTTATGGAGTCCATAAACCAGCTTGATCAGTGGGACGAAACTGGTTATGGGATCGGTGTTATTGCTACTCTTGACACAACGCCGCCCGAGGGCGGGTTCCAGACTACCAACATGACAATAACTATGGCCGTTCCCTAATGCCTAGAGGCTTTCCAGACAGTTTTGCTCTAAGTGCAGCTCTTAGAGCTGGCAGAAGGATCAGTAGTCGCCGTGGAGGCCGTCGAAGAATAGGCGGAGCAGGCCGCACTGGGATTTCGTATAAGCTAGTAAATTTAGTTTTATACAAGCCCATACTTGATTTCGAACTACGAAGTCCTCACGGTATGGTTGGTAGAACTCTCAACAAGGTTGGCAGTAGAGTTCTTCAGGGCGCGCGAAGGCAAGCCGGCGTTAAAAGCGGACGCCTACGCGCAAGTATGAAACTTAGGCATGTCAGAGTCGGTCGGGAGACTGCTGTCAAGATCGGCGCATACACGGAGTACGCTCTTATGCACCATCAGGGCACTAGACCACACATTATCACACCTAATAAGCCCGGCGGCAACCTGGTCTTTATGAAGGGCTCCAGGGTCATTCACACTAAAATGGTCATGCACCCAGGGACCAGGGCTAATAGGTACTTAACAGACCAACTAAGGAAACAAATCCTAAGGTAAAATTAAAGGGCAGCCAAAACTGCTTAATGATGAACAACACTATGAACAAGAAAGACTAATGATGAGCAAATTTAAAGACTTCGGATCGAGTACATCGATCGAAGATATGGAGCCAGTCTCCTTCAAGCTTTACGGTGAAGACTTTCACTGCGTAAAGGCACTTCCGGGAAGAGTACTTTTGGACATTGTTGCAAAGTCCTCCTCAGAAGATGCCGTTGATCAGGCAACTGTAATCAATGACTTTTTCTCGCATGTTCTTGTTGAGGAAAGCCTAGTTAGATTTGATGCCCTAGTAGTAGACAAAGAAAAAGTTGTCACTACTGAGACATTGGGAGAGATCACCGGATGGTTAGTAGAGCAATACACTAGTCGCCCAAATTCGCAGCCAGAGGTCTAGCACTATGGGCCGTGGATCTCTGGCCATATATAAACGGTAAGGCAATAACCCTAGGGCTAGCTCTAGGAGAGATGGAGGCAAGCAAAATGCTTGACGTCATTCATTTCTTTTTCGAGGAAGACGCTAGATACGCCTCTCCCGAAGAAGCTCAGGGAGTCAGTGACATGAGGACCAGACTTTATGGAAGTATGTATAACGTCACCTACAGGTACAAGATGAATAGTACCGGTGGTTCTGGCAATGGGTACGCTGATGGTGAAGTTAAGCCTTACATAGCTCCAACTGAAATGGACGCTGATTCTGGGCTCCCATTCGGTTCCACATTAGAAGCCCCTATAGGCTAGGTCAGGTATACTAAATGGCAGTCATTGGTCACGCAGAAGTAATCGTCAAGGCGATAACTACTGGGTTTGAAGATAGCATTAGGAATGACTTAAAGCGCATTTCTGGTTCAAATGTAGGCCGAGCG